ATTCGTGACCAAATTATGTGGGTGTACGGGTCAGGGTTCCCTAAGTCGTTGAATGTCAGCAAGTCCATTGAAGGGCTGCTAACAACAGGTTCAGCCAATAAAACAGCGTTCAAACATTTGGCTGGTGAACAGGTTGAGCGTGGTGATTGGGGTATTGCTAAACAACAGTTCACACATGGTCAGCGTGATACGAATTATGACGAAACTGCTAGTGCGACACGGTTGGGAAAACTTGAGCCGACCACAGATGAGGCTAAACAGTGGGATGGCTGGGGTACAGCGTTGAAGCCTGCTCACGAACCTATTGTGTTGGCTCGCAAACCTCTTTCCGAAAAGACCGTTGCTAAGAACGTGCTTGAGTACGGCACAGGTGGGATTAACATAGACGGCTCAAGAATTGGTAGTGGTACTGGCGAAATTAAAACCGTAAACTATCCAGACATTCGTGGCAACAACTACAACAATGCAAACGGTTCTGTTGAATACACCATTACCGATCAAGGTCGCTGGCCTGCAAACTTTATACACGATGGATTACATGAGGACTGGGCTAGATACTTTTACTGTGCTAAGACTTCAAAAAAAGATCGAAATGAAGGTCTTGATGATTTTGAAGCGAAATCAATCGGACCTAAAGGTCATGGTTTAAATCGTGTTTGTGCAACTTGTGGAACTCTCCAAATGAAAGGTTGCAATTGTCCTGACGCAACTTACATCAATCCAACACGGGCTAATCATCACCCAACTGTAAAGCCAACAGATTTAATGCGCTACCTTGTGCGAATGGTTACGCCACCTAACGGCGTAGTCTTAGATCCATTTATGGGCTCAGGTTCAACAGGTAAAGCAGCAATTCTTGAAGGTTTTAACTTTATTGGCGTTGAGCAAAATCCTGACTACATAGCTATTGCCGAAGCAAGGATTGAAGCAGCGGAAAGTTTATGAGACCAAGTTGGGATGATTACTACTTAGATATCGCTAAAGCAGTTTCTGCTAGAGGAGATTGCGTTCTTGCGCAACACGGAGCAGTAGTTGTCAAAGATCACAAGATTGTTTCTACCGGATACAACGGAACTCCTGCTGGAGATGAGCGATCCTGCGGTTCAACTGGACAATGCCCACGAGCTCTAGATCAAACTGCTCAGCACGCAAAGGGCGAATATGACCTATGTTGGAGTACCCACGCTGAGGCAAACGCGCTTCTACGGGCTTCTTGGGGCGACCTTTTAGGGGCAACTCTCTACATAACTGGTCAGCCTTGTCCTGGATGCTTAAAATTAATTGCATCATCAGGTGTTGAAAGAACTGTTTATGTCTAATGGAATCGCCTATCTCTACGCTCGCGTTTCAACTCAGATACAGGTTAATGACGGAATAAGTCTTGATGCTCAAGTTAGGCAAATGGAGTACGCAGCTTTAGCAGCCGACTACGAGCCAGTAATTCTCCGAGAAGAAGGTCGCTCAGGTAAGAGCATCCAGGGTCGCCCTGTACTTCGTAATGCTCTTAATGATCTAGATACCGGAAAGGCAAGTGCGCTTTATGTTACCCGTCTTGACAGATTGGCTCGCTCAACCAAAGACTTCCTCAGCATCGTGGATCGTTCTCATAAGTACGGTTGGCGCTTGGCTTTGCTTGATCTTGGGCTTGATACTGCCACACACCAGGGGAGATTTGTCGTAACCATAATGGCTGCTATGGCTGAGATGGAACGTGGAATGATCTCTGAACGTCAAAAAGATGTTCACAGAGATCGTCGCTCAAGTGGAAAAGTTTGGGGAGTCGACTTAGGTCCAACTCCAGACATTGAACAAGAAGTTAGAGAACGTATCTACAAAGATAGAAATTTAGGACTTTCCTATCAGTTAATTGCTAATGCACTTAATGCAGAAAACATACCAACTGCCCACGGCGGAGAGAAATGGTATTCAGCCACAGTTCGTAATTCTTATTTAGCGTATGTAAAAACCTTGTAAAATATAAAAGGAAGTTCGCTGACACACGAATTTAATTAATATTGCCCTTGCTGGAGGGGTTACTTTGTTTAAGACTCTTAGAGTCCTTGCTGCATTTTTTTATATTGCTATCTTTGCTTTAGTGATGCCATCCTCTCCAGCAAGCGCAGTTATTGCAGAACAGCCTTGCAACCAATTTTCTTGGACAGGCGAAGACGACACTGCTCATCAAATGTCGCTTCCATACAATCTCCCCCTTGGAGACACCACATACAGCACAACATATGTGACCACCAACGGTACGCTAACTTTTGGCTCTCCTGATGCTAACTATAGCTCTTACCCAAATACTCCATCCATATCTTTAGCAGGATACGACTGGGTAACCTTTGGTCAAGGCACTAGTTTAAGTTACGGCGTTACTGACACAGGTTTTTGCGTGGAGTGGATAGTTCGCCCATACCCACAAAGTTCTGGAGACCTTACAACAATCAAACTAACTGTTGACACTTCTCGCCTACCTACTTGGTCTGGAATTGTAGAAACAACAGGTTGGCTCCCAGCAGATTTAAGACGTGGCATTCGTTTCCAATCAGGTGAAGAGGTGGTCCAAATCTCAGAGGCGTTCACTATTAACGGTGGACTCCCAGTCGAAATGCAAACTTGTTGGGACGAAACAATTATCCCAATGTCTGGCACTTGTCCTGCAGAGCCACCACCTGGTCAATGCTGGGATGGATCAACAGTTGCATACAATCAAACTTGCCCCCCAGTTCCACCTGACACTCAATGCTGGGACGGTACTTGGGTTGCTTGGAGTCAGACTTGTCCAACTGAACCAACACCTACCCCTACTCCCACCCCTGAGCCAACGCAATCACAATTACCAGAGCCAACCCCAGAACCGATACCAACACCAATAGAGCCGACCCCAATGCCGATAGAACCTGTTCTAACACCAGAACCTATTCTGATTCCGACTCCGATTGAGATTCCAGATCTTCCAATAATAGAAGAGCTTTTACCCATAACAACCCCAGAAAATCTAGAACCTTCATTTGAACCAACTCCTGAGTTAATTATAGAACTTGAACCAATTATAGAGCCAGAGTTGTATACCGAGTTTACTCAGGAAGAGGTTAATACTTTCGTTGAAGATGCTATATCCGATGGGTTATTTACTGAAGCAGAAACAGAAGCATTTATTGAAAACCTAGAGGCTGATGGAGAAATTAGCGCAGAGGAAGTAAGTAATCTTTTTGAAAGTCTTACAGAAAATGGCGTTTTAACTCAAGAGGATAAAGAATTGCTTTCCGATGTCCTTGTAGCCCAGGCTGATGGAGAAGCAATTACATCTGACTTGATTGAAGAATTAGGTCTTGACTACGAGGATCTACCACCAGAGCAGCCTGTTGCTTTAGACAACGGAGTCATATTGACTGCTGAAATTGCTGATGCAATTGAAATATTTGAAGATCCTTCAGAACTTCTTACAGCAGTATTTACAGACCCGAGTAAGGCTCTTAAAGCTATAGCAAATGTTGGCGCTGATATGACAATAGCAACTCGTAAAGAAGCACAAGAAGTGACTGTCGCAGCAGTTATCGTAACTCAAGTAATCGCTGGAACCTCAGCATTATCACTAGCAAGGAAATAATATGAAATCACTATTCGCATGGGTAAAAGATGCCATTGTTGAATCGCTAAATCAAACATGGACTCTTCTAGGTATGTTTGTCGCCTGGTGCGTTCTTACTGGTAGTGCCAGAACACTAGTTGGCTACGCTATCATTGCTGCGCTAATTATTTGGCTAGTTTCTATGAAAGTTAGAGGACCTCTAGATCTAGAAATTACCCACAAGGATGAAGATTCAGACGATAAATAGCCTTTAAAAGGTGTATTTAATGTTTTTTAGTTACCTAAAGGGTTTTCTATGCCAATTTGCATAAAAGATACACAATAGATAAGATAATTCTATGACACGCGCTAATGACAAAAAACGGAGAAAAAAGACATGAATGATTTAGTAACTGAATATACAAATCTAATTAAACCAATACTTCCATTAGCAAAAAAAGCGTACGGATCGCGTAGTCAGCTAGGTGCTGAACACGAGGCTAGTCGCAGGTACACCAAGTTACTTGTTGAATTTCAAGAAAAAGGTGGAAGTTTACCAAAACTAGCAAATTCTCTAGAAGTCGCCTACCCTGGGTTACGTCGTAGGATTGTTATGCAAAATGTTGATGTATCGAGCATTAAATCTAAAACAAGAGCTACTCATCGACAGAATGCAGATGCCGTAGACCGAGTAAAAAGCGCTAAAGAAGTAGGAATTGACCAATACCACGACCAGTTAGCAGAAGAATATAGACTAGGAGTTTCTATGTCTTCTTTAGCGCGTGAGCTAGGTTTAAGCTCTGCTTCTCCGTTATACTATGGAATACAGAGTAGTATGAAGCGTAACGCTTAATAAACAGAATTAACTGCCCTCTCGCTACTCTGCGCGGGGGCAGTTTATTTTTGAAGAGGATATATGGCTAAAAGTTTAATGGAGCAGATTGCTTCTCTTCCAGAAGACCAGAGAAATGCTGTCTTATCAGATATGGATATGGACACCTTACTCTGGGACTGGAAAGCTTGGGGCAGACCCGAACAACAAGCACCAGAGGGTGATTGGAATATTTGGGCATACATTGCTGGGCGCGGTGCCGGAAAAACTCGTACCGCTGCCGAATGGGTCCGAGAAGAGGCAAAACATACAAATAAGGGACAACTTCGTTTTGCTCTTGTAGCACGTACCGCTGCTGACGTACGAGATGTAATTGTTGAAGGCGAATCTGGAATTATTAATATATCCCCGCCGAGTGAAAAACCACACTACGAACCATCTAAGCGTCGTCTAACTTGGTCTAACGGAAATACTGCAACTTGCTTTACCGCTGACGAACCAGACTCCTTGCGTGGTCCGCAATTTACACACGCATGGGGTGACGAAGTTGCAGCCTGGCGACAAACTCCAGATGCTGCTGGAATGACTGCTTTTGATAACTTACGAGTAGGAACTCGTCTCGGCGACCGTCCAAAAATTATGGTAACAACTACGCCTAAGCGAGTAGCACTTCTATATCAACTTATAGAAGAGTCAAAGAAAAATGGAAATGTAGTTATCACACGTGGAAGCACTATGGATAATTCAGGAAACTTATCCCCTGCATATATGGAAGCAATCATGGGAGTCTATGAAGGAACCCGTTTGGCTGCCCAGGAACTTTATGGAGAAATGCTTGATGACATAGACGGAGCTCTATGGACTATTGAAATGATTGAACGTAATCGTCACGCAGTATTCCCAATTGGAACTCCGCTTCGCTGCATTGGAGTAGATCCATCGGTAGCGGAAAATCCAAGAGATGAGTGTGGAATTGTTGTCTGCGCTTCTACTGGAGATAGAGATTTATATAAGCGTGAAGCGTGGATTCTAGAAGACGCTTCTATTCTTGGCTCCCCAGAAGTCTGGGCTAATAAAGTTGTAGAGATGGCGCGTAAGTGGATGTGTCCAGTTATTGCTGAAGTAAACCAGGGTGGGGCATTAGTTCGCAATGCAATTAATGCTATTGACCCAAACGTTAAGGTTTTAGAAGTCCACTCAAAGCACGGAAAGGCTTTGAGAGCAGAGCCAACAGTTTTGGCTTATGAGCAGGGTCGCGTTCATCACGTTGGTTTTCTCGCTGAGCTCGAGGATCAAATGACCTCATGGATTCCAGGAGAAGGGAAATCTCCTGACCGAGTCGACGCTCTAGTTCATGCACTTACTGCTCTCCTAATAAAACCGCCTCAAGGTTTTGTAGGCGGAAGAATAACAGCACACTCTAATGCCCACCGAAAAATTGATACCGGCAGGGGCAGTAGAGGCACTGCAAGGGTTTTTAAACCTAGAAACTAGATTTACTTAACGGAAAATCCGTACTTCTTACCTAGTTTCCCAAGGGATCCTGCTCCAGCATTGCCGTCAGCATCGGTTCCTTTGTATCCAAGGTTTTCTTGCCAAGTCTTGTAAGCAGC